GGAGGATGGCCTGTCGGTGCCCCTGCAGCTCCAGTTGCTGGAGCCCGAGCACCTGCCCATCAACCTGAACACCGATCTGCCGTCCGGCAACGTCGTGCGCTCCGGCATCGAGTTCGACAACCTTGGGCGGCGCGTTGCCTACCACCTGTACCGCTCGCACCCGGAGGACGGGCGTTTGGCCCCGATGTCGGGCCAGGGCGGGATGGACACGGTGCGCATCGATGCCAAGGAGATCATTCACCTGTTCCGCGTGCTGCGCCCGGGGCAGATCCGGGGCGAGCCTTGGTTGTCACGGGCCCTGGTCAAGCTCAACGAGCTCGACCAGTACGACGACGCCGAGCTGGTGCGCAAGAAGACCGCCGCGATGTTCGCCGGCTTCGTCACGCGCCAGAGCCCCGAGGACAACCTCATGGGCGAAGGGGCGGCTGACGGCAACGGCATTGCACTCGCTGGCCTGGAGCCCGGCACCTTGCAGATCCTGGAGCCGGGCGAGGACATCAAGTTCTCCGACCCGGCCGATGTCGGCGGTTCCTACTCGGAGTTCCTGCGCAACCAGTTCCGGGCCGTGGCAGCAGCACTCGGTGTCACCTACGAGCAGCTGACCGGTGACCTCACGGGCGTGAACTATTCCAGCATCCGGGCCGGGCTGCTCGAGTTCCGGCGCCGCTGCGAGATGGTCCAGCACTCGGTGCTGGTGCACCAGATGTGCCGCCCGGTCTGGAAGGCCTGGATGAAGCAGGCCGTGCTCGCGGGCGCGCTGGAGGCCCCCGGCTTTGCGCGTGCCGGACAAGCACGCCGGCGCGAGTACCTGCAGGTCAAGTGGATCCCGCAGGGCTGGCAGTGGGTCGATCCCGAGAAGGAATTCAAAGCGATGTTGCTCGCCATCCGGGCCGGCCTGATGAGCCGATCGGAAGCCATCTCGGCCTTTGGCTACGACGCCGAGGACGTCGACCGCGAGATCGCCGCCGACAACCGGCGCGCCGACGACCTGGGGCTGATCTTCGACTCCGATCCCCGCAAGACCTCCAAGGACGGCGGCAGCGCGGAGCCGAACCGAAACGCCGAGCCTGCGCCCCCGGCCGACAGCACTTCAACAGCCTGAAGGACTCCCATGACCCTGTTGCCCCATCTGGCGACACGCCTCTTTGGCGTGCCGCTGGCCATCCATCGCCCCAAACTCGACGTCATCCTTTCGGTGCTCGGCCACCGGGTCGGGCTGACCGAACTGGCTGCACCCGCGGGATTCACGCCGCCCGCACGGGCAGCACCGATCCAGACGCCCAAGGTCGCGGTCATTCCGATCCACGGCACGCTGGTGCGCCGCACCGTCGGACTCGAAGCTGAGTCGGGCTTGACCAGCTATGCCGGGCTCGCCGCCCAACTCGACGCCGCCTTGGCCAGCCCGGATGTGTCCGCGATCCTGCTCGACATCGACTCCCCCGGTGGCGAGTCGAGTGGCGTGTTCGACCTGGCCGATCGCATCCGTGCGGCCACCCAGATCAAGCCGGTCTGGGCGGTCGCCAATGACATGGCCTTCTCGGCGGCCTATGCGCTGGCCTCCGCTGCCAGCAAGGTGTTCGTTTCGCGCACCGGCGGGGTCGGATCCATCGGCGTCATCGCGATGCACGTCGACCAGTCGGCCAAGGACGCCCAGGACGGCGTTCGCTACACGGCCGTGTTCGCGGGCGATCGCAAGAACGACCTCAACCCGCACCAACCGATCTCGGACCAGGCCCATGCGCAACTGCAGTCCGAGGTCAATCGGATCTACGGGCTGTTCGTCGAGACGGTGGCCCGGCATCGGGGGCTTGAGCCAGCCACCGTGCGCGACACCGAAGCCGGTCTGTTCTTCGGCCAGGCCGCCGTCGGGATCGGACTGGCGGACGCCATCGGCACCTTCGATGACGCGCTGGCCCAGCTTCTCGAGACGCTTTCTCCCTCCCCAGTGGTTTCCGCCCTGGGGGCTTCACTTCATCTCCAAACGGAGTTCTCCATGAATGACCGAACCGACCCCGCTGCTCCTGATCGGCCTGCTGCTGATCCTGCTGGCAGAGCTTCTCAACCGGCCACCACCGCCGTAGCCGCACCCGCCATGTCCATGGCCGATGCGCTTGAAATCGCCCAAACCTGCACGCTGGCCGGTCGCACTGATCTGATCGCAGGCTTCCTCGAAGCCCAGGCCTCACCGGCCAAGGTGCGCAGCCAACTCCTGGCCGCACAGGCTGATGCCTCGCCCGAGATCGTCAGTCGCATCGATCCGCAGTCGCCGGCGGCACTCGCCAACGCGGCTCACCCCGCTTCCCCCCACAACCCGCTGGTCCAGGCCGTCAAGAGCCGCCTGGGTGCCCACTGAACCTGAGAGGAAACTGTCATGCCTGCACTGCAAGAACCGTTCAACCTCGGCGACCTCCTCAAGTACGAGGCGCCCAATCTGTATTCCCGTGACCGCGTCACGGTGGCCTCCGGCCAGACCCTGACCCTGGGCACCGTGCTGGGCCTGGTGACCGCCACGGGCAAGGTCAAGCAGATCGATCCGTCGGCCACCGACGGCAGCCAGTACGCCGCCGGCGTGCTGATGCAAGACGTCGACGCCCACCTGGCCGATCGCCCCGATGGGCTGATGGTGGCCCGACACGCCATCGTCGCCGACCACGCGCTGCAGTGGCCCGCGGGCATCACGCTGGCCGAGCAGCAAGCCGCCGTGCTGCAACTCAAGGCACTCGGCGTCCTGGTGCGCGCTGGCGCCTGACTTCTGGGAGACAAATCATGCAAAACCCCTTTACCAATCCCGCCTTCTCGATGGCCTCGATGACGGCCGCGATCAACCTGATCCCGAATCGCTACGGTCGCATGGAAGAGCTGCGGCTGTTTCCGGCCAAGCCGGTGCGCACGCGCCAGATCGTCGTTGAGGAACAAAACGGCGTGCTCAACCTGCTGCCGTCTCTCCCGCCCGGTTCCCCCGGCACCGTCGGCATCCGTGGCAAGCGCAAAGTGCGCTCCTTCGTGATCCCGCATATCCCGCACGACGATGTGGTGCTGCCCGAGGAGGTCCAGGGCCTGCGCGCCTTCGGCTCCGAAACCGAGATGGAGTCGATCGCCGGCGTCATGGCCCGCCACCTCGAGACCATGCGCAACAAGCACGCGATCACGCTGGAGCACCTGCGCATGGGCGCCTTGAAAGGCGTGATCCTGGATGCGGATGGCTCGGTGATCTACGACCTTTACAAAGAGTTCGAGATCCGTCAGAAGGAGTTCAATTTCGAACTCGGCTCAGTCGTCAACGGCAAGTGGGCCAGCTCGAGCAAAGATACCGATGTGCGCGGTGCCTGCACCGATGTACTGAGCCATATCGAGCACAGCCTGCTGGGCGAATTCATGAACGGCGTGCATTGCCTGTGCTCGCCCGAGTTCTTCAGTGCACTGGTCAGTCATCCCAGCGTCAAGGAAGCGTACACGACCTATCAGCAGGGAATCATGCTGATCAACGATGTGCGCGCTGGCTTCTCGTTCGGTGGCATCACTTTCTCGGAGTACCGAGGCCAGGCCACGGACATGACGGGTGTGACGCGCCGTTTCATCGAACCAGGCGCGGCCCATTGCTTCCCACTGGGCACGATCGACACCTTCTGCACCTACTTCGCTCCGGCTGACTTCAACGAGACGGCCAACACCCTGGGCCAGACCCTGTACGCCAAGCAGGAGCCGCGCAAGTTCGACCGGGGCACGGATCTGCACACGCAGTCCAACCCGCTGCCGATGTGCCACCGCCCGGGTGTGCTGGTGAAGCTGACCAGGTCCTGAGCATCGGCATGAGCTTGATCGAAGTCCTCTACGAGTCGGCGGCCAACGCCGGTTTGCTCCAGCCCTGTACCTGGCGCCCGAGTGATGGCTCGTCCCCCCAGAGCCGTCCGGTCGGCTTCACCGCGCCGGACGACACCGTGCTCGACGGTTTGAGCCTGAGCACCGAGTACGCGATGACCTATCCCGCCTCCAGCTTCACCGGCCTGGCCCCTCGCGAGGCGGTCGAAATCGACGGCGTGACCTATCTGGTGCGAGATGTCCGGGCCGTGGGCGATGGCTCCGAGCGGCGCGCGACCTTGACGAGGATCTGAGCGATGGCCGCCCACTCGATCCGCGAACAGATCCTGCTCGCGGTGCTGGATGCCGTCCGACCTGCTGCCGACGAGCTCGGCGCCACGCTGCACCGCTCGCCCGCTCTGGCCATCAGTCGCGAACGCTGCCCGGCGCTGGTGTTGTTCCCCGAGTCCGAGTCCATCACCGAACGGGCCAACGACCGCGTCACGCGCGAGCTGATCGTGCGCGTGGTGGCGCTGGTCCGGGCGGTGCCGCCCACGGTACCGGAAACCGAGGCCGATCGGCTGCTGACCGCTTCCCACGCCGCCTTGTTCGCGGATGTGACTTTCGGCGGCTTGGCGCTCGGCATCCGGGAGCAGGACTGCGACTGGGAGGTGGAGGACGCCGATGCAGTGGCCGTGGCGCTGCCGGCTCGCTACGCCGTCACCTACCGCACGCTGGCCCATGACATTTCCCTTTCAGGATGAACCCATGCCCCGACTTCAACTGATCCGCGAGCACACGCACGCGGGCAAGGTCTACGCGGTGGGCGATCGGCTCGAGGTCGATGCCGACATCGCCGAGTGGCTGTTGGCGAACGACATCGCCGTGACCGAACCCAAGCCCGCCAGGACTGAAACCGAACTTCCCTCTATTCCACGCAAGGAACCCAAGTCATGAGCACCTACGCTTCCTTTCAAGGCCGAGTCTTCCTCGGCAAGCGCGATGCCGCTGGCCTGCCGATCGAGGTGCGCTCGCCAGGCAACGTCGCCGAGCTGAAACTCTCGCTCAAGACCGATGTGCTCGAGCACTACGAAAGCCAGAGCGGCCAGCGCTCGCTGGACCATCGCATGGTCAAGCAGAAGTCCGCCACCGTGAACCTGACCATCGAGGAGTTCACCAAGGAAAACTTGGCGCTCGCCCTCTACGGCACCCACGTCGTCGGCACGCCGGGCACGGTCACGGCCGAACCCGTGGGCGGTGCTACCCCCGTCGTCGGCGACCGCTACTTCCTGGCGCACCCCAAGGTGTCGAACCTGGTGATCACGGACTCGGCAGGCACACCTGCCACGCTGACCGCCGGCACCCACTACACCGCCGATCTGGACTTCGGTGCCGTCCAGTTCCTGGACACCACCGGACTGACCGCACCGTTCAAGGCCAACTACGGCTATGGCATCGCCACCGAGATCGGCATCTTCACCCAGGCGCTGCCGGAGCGCTACCTGCGGCTCGAAGGTCTGAACACCGCGCAGGGCAATGCCAAAGTGCTGGTCGAGCTCTACCGCGTGGCCTTCGATCCGCTGAAAGAAATCGCCTTCATCTCGGACGAGTACAACAAGTTCGAGCTCGAAGGTGCGCTGCTGGCTGATGCCAGCAAGCCATTCGATGCAGTGCTGGGTCAGTTCGGTCGGATTGTCCAACTCTGAAGGGGAGCGCCATGACTGAACTGGACACGCTGGTGCCCGCGGGCCTCGAACTGGTGATCGGCGGCGAAACGCTGACGATCAAGCCCTTGAAGGTCGGGCAGTTGCCGGCCTTCCTGCGGGCGATCTCGCCGGTGATGCAGCAGCTCACTGCGGCTGAGATCGACTGGCTGGGGCTGATCGGTGAACGTGGAGACGATCTGCTGGCCGCCATCGCCATCGCAGTGGGCAAGCCCCGGACCTGGGTCGATGAGCTGGCAGCCGATGAGGCGATCCTGCTGGCGGCCAAGGTCATTGAGGTGAACGCGGATTTTTTTACGCGGACGGTGCTGCCGAAATTCGACGGCCTGTTCGGGACGCTCACGCAGCCGCTGGACGTGAGAGAGGTGGCTGGATCGACGCCGTCCAGCGCCTGATTGGGCATGGACACCGCCTGCCCGACATCCTGGACTACACGTTGGCACAGGTGCAGGCCTTCATCGAGGCGACGGCTCGTGTTGACGCCGAGCAGGATGCCCGGCTGCTGTCGCTGATCGCGATCGGCACGCGCGGCGATGGCCGCCAGCTCGACAAGACCCTCGACCGACTCACCGAACAGGTCCAAGACCATGCGCATCTCCGTCCGCATCGATAGCGCTGCCGCCCAGGCTCAACTGCGCCGCTGGGGCGGTGAGTTCCGGGCCTCGGTCCAGAAGGCTGTCGCCCAGGCGATCGCCAGCGAGGCGACGGAATTGCGGCAGGATGTTCGCAGCCATGTCGCGGGTCAGATGAAGGTGGTCAGGAAGTCCTTCGTGAAGAGCTTCAGCGCCAAGGTGCTGGACAAGGACCCGAAGCGCTTGCCAGCGCTCTACGTTGGCTCTCGCATCCCATGGTCGGGCACGCACGAGCGCGGCGGCGTGATCGGGGGCCGGATGCTGATCCCGCTGCACGGTCGGGTGGGTCGCAAGCGCTTCAAGGCGCAAGTGGCCGATCTGATACGGGGCGGCAATGCCTACTTCATCAAGAATGCCAAGGGCAACATCGTCCTGATGGCTGAAAACCTCCGCGAATACGACTACACGCTGGGAGGCTTCAAGCGCCGCTACCGCAAGGCCGCAGGCATCCAGCGGCTCAAGCGCGGCGCTGACATTCCCATCGCGGTACTGGTGCCCAAGGTGGTGCTCAAGAAACGGCTCGATGTCGAAGGTATGGTGGCGGGGCGCATTCCGCGACTGTCGATCTCGATCGAGCGCAGCCTGCAAAGCATACGGTGAGTTCACGAACTCAGCGGCCAGACTTCCTTGCCGATGGACTTGAACTTGCTGACGCTGAGGGCCCCCCGTTCGTTTCTGGCACGAGACCCTGGGGCACGGAGTGCCGCTTCAACGGCTGATCGTTGTGCCTCGTAGACCGCCGTAGGCTGAAGGTTCTCGTCCAGCAGCACGAGCAGAACGGCGTCCCACTCTTTTTCGAGATCAATTTTGCCAATACGTTGACCAGGGTTGTTCGTGGTGATGCACCTGCCTTTGATCTGAAGCCGCTGTATGCCGTCCGCAGTCCTGCGAATGGCGTCGAAGCCGGCTTGCCTGACCATCGCCAACTCGAGATTAAGCAGTCGTACGGCTTCGTACTCGGCCACTTCACCGGTGATGCCAATCGGGCGGCCAGTCAATTTCCTGTACCGAACGGCAATCTGGCGCGCTTCGTTGATGAGGTGGCTGATCTCAGCCATGTCGATGGGTTCCAGTTCTTTCATAGCTATGACATTGTGAGTGTTGGGTCACATGGCAACAAATCGAATCAGTGTCTTGGTGGCCCTCGACGCCGCCGACGAGGGCCTCAAGCGCGCTATTCAATCGGCTGAGAAATCCCTGGGCGAACTCTCGTCTACCGCCAAGACCGCAGGCGACAAGGCGGCTGCCGGCATGGCCGAGGTCAAGGCCGGCGTGTCGGCCTTCGGCGAGCAGGTCAACCGCGCCAAGACGCAGTTGCTCGCTTTCGTCTCGATCAACTGGGCGGTCGGCAAGGTGCAGGAGATCGTGCAGGTGGCCGACGCCTGGAACATGATGTCGGCGCGCCTCAAGCTCGCCACTGCCGGCCAGCGTGAGTACACGGTGGCGCAACAGGCGCTGTTCGACATCGCCCAGCGCATCGGGGTGCCGATCCAGGAAACCGCCACGCTCTACGGCAAGCTGCAGCAGGCAGTGCGAATGCTGGGGGGCGAGCAGCAGGACGCGCTGGCCATCACCGAGACCATCTCGCAGGCGCTGCGTCTGTCGGGCGCATCGGCTGCGGAGGCGCAGTCGTCTCTCTTGCAGTTCGGCCAGGCACTGGCCTCGGGCGTGCTGCGCGGCGAAGAGTTCAACTCCGTCGTCGAGAACAGCCCCCGCCTGGCGCAAGCCTTGGCCGATGGCCTGAACGTGCCGATCGGGCGCCTGAGGAAGCTGGCCGAAGAAGGCCGTCTGACCGCCGACGTGGTCGTCAACGCGCTGCTGGGCCAGAAAGACAAGCTGGCAGCCGAGTATGCGCAGCTGCCGGCCACGGTCAGCCAGGCCTTCACCCGCCTGACGAATGCCTTTGGCCTGTGGGTCACCCGACTCGACGAGTCGACCGGCTTGACCAAGAAGCTGGCTGAGGCGATGAGCTTCCTCGCGAACAATCTCGACACCGTGATGCAGTGGCTGCAGCGCATCGCTGGGGTCGGGCTCGCCGTGCTGGTCTACCGACTGATCCCAGCGATGATCACCGCCTGGCAGACGGCGGGCGCTGCGGCTGTCGCGGCAGCCAGCGCCACTTCGGCCGCCTGGGCCACAGCCAATCTGTCGATTTCGGCGGCGGTCACCAGCGTCGGCCTGCTCAAGACGACCTTCGCCATGCTCGGAGCCTTCCTGGTCGGCTGGGAGATCGGCACCTGGCTGTCGGAGAAGTTCGAGATTGTCCGCAAGGCCGGCATCTTCATGGTCGAGATGCTGGTCAAGGCCGTCGAACAACTGCAGTACCGCTGGGAAGCCTTCGCGGCCATCTTCACCTCCGACACGATCGATCAAGCCACTCAGCGACACCAGCAGCGCCTAGTCGAGATGAACCAGATCTTCGGTCAGATGTACGCCGATGCTGGGCGTGGTGCAGAGGCAGCCAAGGGTGCGATGAACACCGCCGCCACGGCAGCCGAGGAGATCGCCAAGCGACTGGAGGCCGTGCGTCTGGGCACGCAGGAAGCGGTCGGGCGTGGTGTCGAGGCGGTCCACACCGCCCTGGAGAAACTCAAGTCCCGCCTGGGCGAGGTCGAGCAGGCCGTTGGCAAGGCGAACCAGACGGTCAACGACTCGACCGCCAAGATGGCTACAGCCTACCAAGGGATGACCACCCTCGTGGAGGCGAATCTGCAGCGGCAGGTCGACGCGGTCAAGGCACGCTTTCAGCAGGAACAGGCGGCGCTCGAACTCAAGACCCAATCCGAAACGGCGCTGATCACCAAGTCGACCCAGCTGCTGTCCGAGGCGCTGACGCAGCAGACCACGCTGCGGCAGCAGGCCAGCACGGCGACTCTGAAGCTGGTCGACGCCGAGTCCACGGCACGGATCGAGGCTGCACGCCGGCAGGGCCAGAACGAAGCCGAGCGCTCGGCCAACGTCACCCGGGTCGAGAACGAGATCCTGGCGACCAAGCGCCAGACCTTGACGCAGGCACTGGCAGAGTACCGGCAGCATGTCGATGCCTTGAACGCCGAGGCCAACCGCCATCTGGTCGAGGTCCAGCGCATCGAGGGCGAGAAGCGCCAGTTGTCGATGACGACCGAGGAGCGCATCCGCGAGATCGCGCGCCAAGGGATGAGCGAGTTCCAGGCCAACGAGGACCGCAAGCGGCAGATCGCGGAACTGCAGCAGCAAGCCCGCCAGGCCCTGGCCAACGGTGAACTCGACCTGGCCCGGCAACTGGCCCAGAAGGCGATGGACCTGGCCGCGCAAGTCGCCACTGCCCAGACCAACGAGGCCAAGCGCGCCGAGGATGCCAAGAAGCAGTCCGAGCAGAACATGACCCAGGTCGTGCAGCTCGAAGCGCAGTCGCGCGAGGCTTATCGCAAGCAGGAGTACGCCAGCGCCGACCAGCTGATGCGCCAGGCCGAAGCCCTGCGGGCCGAGATCAGCCAGAAGTCGCAAGCATCCGATCAGGCTGCGCTGCAGAGCAAGGGCCAAGTGGCGCAGGCCATTGGATCGATCCGGACTTCGGAGGACCTGCTCAATCAGGCGCTGGACGCCGAGGCCAAAGCGCACCGCACGGCCGCCCAGTCGGCGATCAGCGCACGCGACGACATCCAGCGAACGCTCTCGCAGACCCAGGGGCAGATCGATGAGATCGCGGCCAAGCTTGCCCAAGGGCTCAAAGTCACGCTGGACGCAGACGCCAGTCGCTTCCAGCAGGCGATTGCGGAGCTCGACAAGGCCATGGCCGAGAAGGCCTACCTGGTCCAGATCCAGGCCGACTTGCAGCAGGCCGAGCAAAAGCTCAAGGAGTACGAGCAGCTACTCAAAGACGGCAAGACGCTGCCAGTGGACGCCGACGTCAGCCAGGCCAAGGCGGCCCTGGACAAGCTCAAGGCCTACGCCGACCAGCAATCCCAGCTAGAACTGAAGGTCGCGACCGAAAAGGCCCAGGCCTCGATCACCAACGTCGCGGGCATGATCCGCGCGCTCGACCGCATCCAGACCGAATCGCGCCACACCGTCAGCAGCAATGCTGACGCCGTGCGGGCTGAGATTGCGAGTCTCAACGGCGCCAACACCTCCAGCACGCACACCATCTACGTGCGGCGGGTCGAAGCGAATGCGGCAGGCGGACTGGTCGGGGCCGGGATCCGTCGCTTTGCCACCGGTGGCGCCGTGGGCTCACCGCTGGCAGCGGCCTTTGCGCCGATGCGCGGCGGACGCGTGCCGGGCACGGGCAACCAGGACACGGTGCCGCGCACGCTGCAGGCGGGGGCCTTCGTGCTGCGCAAGGCGGCGGTACAAAAGTACGGTGGCTCCATGCTGGCTCAGTTGGCCGGCGGTGTGGCGCGCTTCGCGACGGGCGGCCGGGTCGGCAACTTCGTCATGCCGGTCCCGAAGCAGAACCGCGACGCGGCCGAAGCGCTCAAGATGATTGAGCTCGGCATGTCGGGCATGGATCAGTACACGAACTGGTTGCAGCACCAGTACGGTGCCTCGATCAGCCTGGACACGCGCCGCACGACGCTGGAGTACTGGGGTCAGATGGCGCAGGCCGACCGGCGCGCGCTCGAATCCTTCATCGGGGTCAAGCAACTGACCACAAATGAACGACAGACGGTCGATCGCATCCGCAACACCTGGCGCGAGGCGATGGCCCAGCCCCTGATCTGGGGCAAGGACCTCGAGCGCGATCTGATCGACTACATGGAGCAGCACCAGGGCGAGTTCTTCCGCGCTGGCGGCCTGGCCCGCTCCGACACGGTGCCCGCCATGCTGACGCCGGGTGAGTACGTGGTCAACCGCGAGGCGGTGGCGCGCTTTGGCTCGGGCTTCTTCGATGCGCTCAACCGGCTGGCCTTGCCGGCTCAAGCGGTGGCGCAGCGGGTGCAGGGCTTTGCCAGCGGCGGCCTGGTCCAGCCGAGTCGGTCACTGCTGACCCGGCCAGATCTGCCGGCTGACAGCAGTCCGGTGCGCACGGTCCGGGTCGAACTGGCGGCGGGCGACCGCAAGGTCAGTGCCTCGATCGCCGAGCGTGACGAGGCCAGCCTGCTGCAACTGCTGCAAGTCGCCCGTGCGCGGGCAGTTTGAGAGTCACCAATGGAACTGAAGAACCTCGCGACCGAGGCGGCCTTGCTGCTGCCCGATGACCTGCTCTGGAGCGACGAGCATGCCTGGACACCCGCAGTCTCCAGCGTGTCCTACCTAATCACTGGCGCCTTGCTGGTCCAGTCGGCTACCCGCCAGGCCGGGCGCCCGATCACCTTGATTGGACCCGCAGACATGGCCTGGGTGACGCGGACCACGCTGGAAACCTTGCGCAGCTGGGCCGCTGTGGCCCTGTCCGACACCAACGGGCGCTTTGCCCTGACCTTGGCCGACGGCCGTGTCTTCACGGTGGCGTTTCGCCACCAGGACACCGCAATCGAGGCCGAACCCGTGCTGGGCATCCCGGCGCGCTCGGATGCGGACTTCTACCGCTTGACCGTGCGCCTGATGGAAATCTGACGGCTCAGGTCAGGTCCATGAACGGGTTGTGGGCGACTTCCCACAAGAAGCCGTCCGGGTCGGCGAAATATCCCGAGTAGCCGCCCCAGAACACTTTCTGCCCGGGCTTTTGCAGCGTGGCGCCCGCAGCGACGGCTTCGGCCAGCACGGCATCGACATCCTCAGGTGAAGCGACGTTGTGCGCCAGGGTGAATCCCGGAAACCCCGATCCCGTGCTGTCGGGGGTGGCGTTGGCATGGGCGTCCTCGGCCAGTTTCTCGCGGGGAAACAGCGCCAGGACCAGGCCGTTGGCCGTGTCCAGGAAGGCGATGTCTTCGGTGCTTTCCTGCCTCACCGCAAAACCCAAGCGCTCGTAAAAGGCGCGTGACCTCGGCAAATCGCCAACCCCCAGCGTGATGAGACTGATGCGCGGTTTCATCCTGGTTCCCCCCCCTCATTCCAGAAACGACGATCTTATGCCCATCCTTTCAGGTGATGTCAAACTGCTGAAGTCGGCCAACATGGCGGACGTACTCGAGGGTGGCGGGGCGCCGACCGGCTTGCAGATTGCCGACGGCGTCAGCAACTCGATCTTCCCCGACGTGTCGGAACTGGACCGCGCCGGTGGCCGGGTCAACCTGCGCAAGACCTTCGTCGGCGTGCAGACCGATGACACCGATGTCTATTTCGGGGCCAACGTGATCGTGGCCGAGCCGCCCGAGGACCCGCGCGTGTCGGTGACGCTGTTCACCAACAAGCAGACCTTCGACACGCGCAGCCAGGTGTCCAGCCGGGTCGAGTCCTACCTGAACGCCGGTCCCGAGATCGACGGCTACCTGTACGAGAACCACATCACCGGCCAGCGTTCGATCCAGATCTTCCAGCGCTTGGAGGCGGCACCGCCGACGATTGGCCGCACCCTGGTGCTGCGCAAGAACGAGGGCCAGCCGACCGAATACGAGCAGTACGTGCGGATCACCCGAGTGGTGGTGGAGGAACGGGGCTTCACGGTTCCAGGTGGCCAGATCGATTACCGCGCCAACGTCGTGACCTGCGACCTGTCGGATGCTTTGCGGGCGGATTTTCCCGGCTCGCCGGCCAGCCGGGACTTCATCAAGCTACCCACCGCCAGCAAGCTGCGCGACACGGTGGTGGCGGATGCCGGCATCTACTGCGGCACGACACCGCTGACGCAGGCCGGCGCCATCGGCGATGTCTACGCGCGGGTGGCGAGCGTCTACTCGCAGCTGGTGCCGGCGGCGCAGAGCGAGAACCCGCTGGTGGATCAGTACCACTCGGGGCCGTTCATCAACACGCTGGCGACCACGCCGCGCCTGGTGCAGGTGGGCGGCTCGCCGATGTCGCTGCGCACCAAGGTGACGCAGGAAACCCGTGGCTATAACTACACAGCGATCCTGAAACCGCTGCCGGCCAAAGGCAGCGTGCGGATCGTCTATCGCGCGCTGGGCAATACCTACAGCCTGGCCGATGACGGTGCTGGCAACCTGAAGGGCAACGGCAGCGGCACGGTGAGCTACCTGACCGGCTCGGTGTCGGTGACGCTGCAGGCGCTGCCCGATGACCGCAGCGCGATCGTCTACTACTGGGGGCCGAATCAGGCGTTCAGTAACCGATCCGGTCAGGCCGGCTTCAAGCCACCGACCGTGCGGCTGACGCTGGAGCACCAGTTTGTCGAGCACGGCTCGGTGACGGTCAAATGGACTTCTGGCGGAGCGCTCAAGACCGCCACCGACGACGGGCTGGGCGGCTTCACGGGTGCAGGCGCGGGCGCGATCAACTACGTGACGGGCGAACTGTTTCTGGTGCCCAGCGCCTTCCCGGATGCCGGCACGCAGTACCAGATCGACTACCAGTGGTCCGAGGTGGTCGAGGAGGTCAAGCCGGGGCTGTCGCCGGATGCCTCGGGCTTCATCGCCCTCACGCTGGCCCAGGATCCGATGCCGGGCTCGATCGCCGTGAGCTGGGCCACGACGCAGGTGACGACGGTGACCAGTGGTTCGTCTTCGAGCGCGGCCAGCAGCGCGCGCAGTGCGATCGACGGGATCCAGACCCGTTCGTACTGGCAGCCGCCCTACACCTACTGGGTGCCAGATCCGCAGCCGTACTGGCGTACCCAAGCTGTCAGCGCCGCACGCTGATCGCCGTCATTTCAAGGAACACCATCATGGGACAAGTAGCCGTACCGGGATATTGGTACACCGGCGCGCGCTGGAAGCAGTCGAACACGGCCAGCCAAACGAGCAGCTATTCGGTCGAGGCCTCGAATTCGTCCACCACCAGCGTCACGCTGATGCACACCGCGACCGACGATGGCGAGGGTGAGATCGCGGGCGGCATGGGCTCGGTGCTGTATTCGGCCAAGAGCCTGAACCTCAAGGTCGTCGCGGACTTCCAGGCGACCAGCTTCAAGTCGTCCTATGAGAACGCTTCCTCGTTTGAGACTTCCAGCAATGTCACCGACACCCAAGGCAGTGTCACCCCGGGCAGCACGAGTTCGGGCGGCTCGTCCAACACCAAGGGTGGCGAGTACGGCTCGCAGGAGTTCAAGGAGAACTTCGGCAGCAACTCCCTGGTGGTGCGCTACAAGACCGGTGTGGGCGTTCCGCAGTCGGCCAGCCAGACCTATACGCCGCCAGCCGTGACGCTGGACTTGGTGCCGTACACCACTGAAGCCGTGGTGCCGGGCTCGGTGCGCTTCACCTGGATGGGCACGGTCTACGAGGACTTCGAGGGCGTGATCTACCGGGGCCGCACCAGCAGCAACGCGGGCGTGGCGTCGGGCACGATCGACTACGAGAGCGGCGTGGCGACGATGAACGACTACGTCGTCAGCGGCAACCCGGCCAGCTTCACGCTCGACAGCTTGTGGACACGCAAGGGTCGCGCCGACCCGATCGCCACCCTCGCGTTCAACACGGAACTGAGCCCGATCAAGCCGGGCGGCCTGGTGCTGTCGGTGGTGGACCTGGCCGGCAACCAGTTGATCGCAACCGCCGACCTCAACGGTCGGATCCTGGCCGAGCATGTCTACGGCTCGATCGATTACGCGACCGGCTTGGTGGAGATCCAGTTCGGCGACTTCGTGACGGCGGCCAACATGACCGACGCCGAGAAGACCGAGTGGTGGTACGACGCGGACGACGTGTTCACCACCGGCGCGCTGACCGGCCAGATCTGGCGTCCGTGGCCGGTGCTGCCCGAGTCGCTGCGCTACAACGCGGTGGCCTACACCTACCTGCCGCTGGACGCCGACATCCTGGGCCTGGACCCGGTGCGCTTGCCCAGCGACGGTCGGGTACCGATCTTCCGTCCGGGCGGCTTCGCGGTCGTCGGACATACCGGCGAGTTGACCGCCACGGTCAGCAACGGCCAGACGCTCAACTGCGGTCGGGTGCGCCTGAGCCGAGTGCGCGTGCTGGGCCATGACGGCAACGTGATCCACACCGGCTACTCGGTCGACCTGGAAGCCGGCCTGGTGACGTTCACCAACGTGGGCGGCTACAGCCAGCCGGTCACGGTTCAGCACCGCATCGAGGACATGGTGCTGGTCAGCGACGTGCAGATCACGGGCCGGCTCAAGTTCACCCGGCCGCTGACGCACCAGTACCCGGTGCCGGGCAGCTATGTCTCGAGCGCGCTGGTGGCCGGCGACCTGTTCGCCCAAGTCAACACCGTGTTCGACCAGTCGTCCTGGAGCAATGCTTGGGCCGACTCACTCAATGGCAGCGCGGCGACCGGCACCTTCAACGTGACGCAGTTCCCGATCACGGTCACCAACCGGGGCGCGATCACCGAGCGCTGGGCGATCCGCTTCACCAACACGACATCGTTTGAAGTGATCGGCGAGCACGTCGGCGTCATCGCGGTCGGCAACACCAGCACCGACTGCGCGCCGCTCAATCCGGCCACCGGCGCACCGTACTTCGTGATCCCGGCCGCCGGCTGGGGCAGCGGCTGGTCGACCGGCAACGTGCTGCGCTTCAACAGCGTGGGTGCCATGTTCCCGGTCTGGATGGTCCGCACGGTGCAGCAAGGGCCGGAAACCGTGCTGGACGACCACTTCACCGTTCTGATTCGCGGCGATGTCAACGCCAACCCGTAAAGGAGAAACACCATGCCTATGAACACCAGCGTCAAGTTCTTCTCGAGCACGATGCTCAACGCGCCGAAGCTGTCCGGGACCAAAGGATCGATGATTTCGATGCTCGACGCCTGCCTGGTCGATGGCTGGAATCTGATCACCGTGGACAGCCTGTCGGTGTCGAATAACGTGGCGACGGCCAACATTTCAGCGGGTCACGGCTTCGTGCAGTGGCAGGTAATCCAGGTGGCAGGCGCCACCCCGAGCAGCCTCAACGGCGAGCACCGCGTGACCGAGGTGACGACCACCACGGTGAAGTTCGAGGTCACGGGCGTGGCCAACGGTACAGCGACCGGCGCCATCACGATCAAGGTCGCGCCCCTAGGCTGGCTCAAGTCGTTCTCGGGCACCAACAAGGCCGCCTACAAGGTTGACGCCACGAAATACCCGCAGAGCACCGGCTGCCTGGTCCGTTTTGACGACGACCTGAGCAACTACAACACCCGCGTTGCAGGGTTCGAGTCCATGACTTCGGTGGATGTTGGCGCGGGCAAATTCCCAACGGACGGTCAGATGAGCGCAGGGTTGTGGATGCTCAGGACCCAAGACTCCAGCATTACCAGATACCGCCCTTGGTTCCTGGTCGGGGATGGGCGGATCTTCTACTTTGGTGTGGCCAGCTATACCGACGACGCGATGTACAACGGGCCTTGTTGGGGTGCGTTTGGTGAGTACAAGAGCGTGACCAGCGGTGATACGTTCAACTTCGTCGTGGCCGGTAATTACCCAGGTGACAGCACGCCGTCGCCCGACCAAAGCTACACCTTCTGCAATGCAAGCAGAGCCGAGTATCAGTATGTGGCTCGCAGCTATGACGGCCTGAGCGGCAGTGCCAGGTTCCAAGCACGTTCATGGCCCAGTGGCTATGGTGGGTCTGGTGAAGCTAGCGCCCCGCTGGCCTACCCCAATGGCCCCAACAACGGGCTGTACCTGTGCCCGCTGGAGATCATGGAACTGAACGATTACGGCAATCACCACCGTGGTACCTATCCTGGCGTGTTGATGCTGCCGCATCGCCTGATGAACCGCATCGTGCCCGATCGTCAGACCGCCGTGCTGGACAACGCGATCGCGGGGTTTGAAGGCAAGGTGGTGGGCTTCTTCCCAACTGCCTACAGCGGCTCGTCCCGTGGCGTGGTGGCCTTCGACCTGACTGGGCCTTGGGAGCATTGAGATGGCACTGCAATTAGGCGGTACCGCGCTGCTGCTCCACATGGACGGTTCCAACGGCTCCCAGGTGTTCACGGACAGTTCGGTGGCCCCGAGAACCATCAGCGTCGCCGGAACGGCGCAGATCAGCACCGCACAGTCTGTGTTTGGCAGTTCGTCCGCCGCTGTCAACGGGACGTCCAACTACCTCTACACCACGCTGAAGGACCCGGTCGGCTCGGGCGACTTCACGCTGGAGCTGTGGGCCAGCCTGACCCAGGCGACAGGGGGCTACCAGAACCTGATCGATTTTGGCTATGCCAGTCCCACCCTTCGCTTTGGGGACGGCGGCTTTGGTCAAAAGCTACAGGTGGCAGTGCTCAGCCACGACGGCTCCCTCATCTATTCCTGCAACATCACGCAGACCAGTTTCGTCGGAACCGGGTTCCACCACATCGCCTTTGTTCGCAAAGCCGGGCGGGTGTACCTGTTCGTCGATGGTGTCAAGCAGTGGCTCGGCACGGGTGTCAACCCCTCCACCTACCCGAGCCAAAGCTATTCCAGCCCCTACGACGCCAGTTCGAGAAGCCTGTCTGTGGGCTACGGTTTCGTCGGCTATCTGGATGAGGTCCACATTGCGCTGGGCATTGCCAAGTACACCGAGGACTTCATACCGCCGAGTGCGCCGCTGAAGATCGTTGCCGGTGTGCCGGTCAACACCTTCCAAACCGGTGATTACACGATCGGTCGCGGCTCTGCGGGTTTCAACGCCCGCCCGGTGTTGCAGCGCAAGACGACGGATCTGCGCGACCGGGCACCCTACGGAATGCCGATGACACTGTCTGAACTGGTCGGTGACCGCATCTACCGGCCTTGGCAGTTCAAGGGTCGGGGCCGGATCGCTGGCACGGTCAAGGAAAAGGCCAGCCCGACCGACAAGCCGGTGGCGCGCCGCGTGCGCCTGTACCGAGAGCCGGATGGTCGGCTGGTTCGCACCACCTGGAGCGACCCGGTGACGGGCGCCTACGAGTTCAGCGGCATCCCGATGGACACCAAGTACACCGTGGTCAGCCACGACTACTTGACCCTGTACCGAGCGGTACTGGCCGACAACCTGGCACCGGAGTTGATTCCATGACGATTGCCATCACCATCAAACACAACACCGCCCGACTGGCAGGCTCACTGGCCGACCTGGACGCTGGCACCGGCAATGCGGCCATCCGCATCTACGGCGGCACGCGCCCGGCCACCCCGGACACGCCTCCCACGGAAGCCGCGCTGGTCGAGATCGGGCTGACCAAGCCGGCCGGCACGGTGAGCGGCGGCGTGCTGACGCTGACCCAGGCCGACAACGGGCTGATCATGAACTCGGGCACCGCGACCTGGGCGCGCGTGGTAGACGGAGCCGGGGCTACCTGCTTCGACTGCGATGCGGGCGAGGGTATAGGCGCGTGGGAGATCCAGTTGTCGCAGGTGGTGCTGTACGCTGGCGGCGAGGTGGCCCTGGTGTCGGCAGTGCTCGGCTAAGACATGGCGGCCGACGATCTCCTGTTCGAGACGCCGGCGCCGGCCAGCCCGGCGATGGTGTTCGGCGCCGGGGCGCCGGCCGCGCCGCTGGCACCAGAAGTTCTGCGGTTTGAGGCTGTTGCACCGGCCAGTCCCAATCTGTGCTTTGGCGCCGAGGGAGCGGATACCTCGCTGCCGACGACGGAAGCGGTGCTAGCGGGCATGCTGCCGCTGCCAGTGCTGCTGGCCGAGGGCCGGGTGGCGATCCCGGCGCAGCTCACGGGCACGTTGCCGGGCCTGACGCTGCAGGCCAGCCTGCGCTCGCCGGGCCTGGTCGATCTGGCCGCGACCCTGCCACGACCCACTCTGTTAGCCCTGGCCGTGGCGAGGGTGGATGCTGCCCTGGGCTGCACGCTGCCTGGTCCGGTGCTGCGCGCTGGTGTGTCCGCACCGGTCAATGCGGCCCTGACGGGCACGCTAGCTGATCCGACCTTTGCCGCGCGCGCGCAGACGGCGCAACCTGGCGTCAAGCTGGTGTTCTCGCGCGATCCGGCGACCGATGGCAATCTGCTGTTCGGCCCGGAGATCGAGACGCAGTATGCGGACTTGACGGGCGCGCTACCAGAGCCAGCCTTTGCCGCCAGCATCGGTCCGCAGCAGCAGGTCGTGCGGCTGCGCTTCGCAGTGGAGGCATCCAGCAGCACGCAGCTGGTGTTTGGCCGCGATGGCGAGGCGCCAGTCAAGGTGGAGTCCGCCACGCTGGCGGGCATGCTGCCGGCTCCGACGCTGCAGGCGCAGGCGAGCTACCGACAGGACATCGCGCTGACGGGCACACTGCAGGGGCCGACTTTCCGGGCGTTCGGTGCTGTCACGGTCGAGGTGTCTCTGACAGGTGTTCTGCCTAGCCAGACGCTGTTGGCCAAGACGCGCAGCATCGCAAGCGCCAGGCTGACCGGCACGCTGCCGATGCTTGATGTGCTGGCCGACACCCGCTACCTGAGCAACACCTCGCGACCCATGGTGGGCCAGCGCACGACCGTCTGGAGTCCGACCAGCCTGGCCGACCAGACCGGTTTGGAGCACCGCCAGCAGGTGGGGCAGAAGGTGCCAGTCGGGTGGCAGCAAGCCTGGCAACAGGGGCTGACCACCCAGCCCGGGGTCGACCATCCGTTGCCCAAGGTGCTGGCCCGCGATCATGTGCCGGGCGAGTCGGGCTTTCAGGTGGCCCAGCCGTTGCCGGATCTGACCGCGTTCCGCCACCAGGAGGCGGCGCGCAGCGTGCGAGTGCTGCTGTCCGATGCCTTCGAGCAGGCAGCGGCGTTGCGCGATGCCACGGGCTTTCGTCACCAGGTGGCCGATCGGGATAAGCGCGGCTGGACGCAGGGTGATTGGGACAACGCGCGCGGTCTGGCCGCACGCTGGCGGACGAGCTTCCAGCCGACTGTGCCCTGGGTGCTGCGTTACGGCGGGCGTCACCAGGATGCCAAGGTGCCGCCACCGGGCATCAGCATCTTCACCCGGCCCAAGCCACCGGGACCGCCACCGTGCTACACGCCCGATCCGCATCTGCTGTTCTCTGAAGCCTTCGGTGCGATGCCGCATCTCGTCTTTGTATGTCAGGGCCAACGTCCCGATTTCGTCGGGACGGTCGTCGTTCCCGTCAGGAGGGTGTATTTCGTGATCAACAACGTGAGCCTGCACCGCGTGGCCGATGGCATGGAGGTGCCGGTCTACAGTCTTTCGCTCTCGCTCGATGCCTCGTCCTGGACCTGGGGCTTCGAGGCGCGCTTGCCCGCCCAGGCCGAAGCCTTGGTCGCTTCCAGCCAGGCGTCCGAGCCGGTCAAGCTCGCCGCCCGCGTCAACGGCACGCTGTTTTGCGTCTACGCCGAACACATCAGCCGCGAGCGAACCTTTGGCGAGGCGAGCATCCGTGTCTCTGGCCGTGGGCGCAACGCCGTGCTGGGCGCACCCTATGCGCCGGTCATGACCTTCCGCAATGGCGATCTGCGCAGTGCACAGCAGTTGATGGAGGATGTGCTGACCGTCAACGGCGTGCCCCTGGGCTGGACGATCGATTGGGGCCTGACGGACTGGAACGTCCCAGCGGGCGTGTTCTCCTTGCAAGGCACCTGGATCGAGGCGCTGACGACGATCGCCACGGCGGCCGGCGCCTATCTGCTACCCCATCCCGCAGGGCAAAGCCTCCGGGTGCGCCGTCGCTATCCCGTGCCACCCTGGGAATGGGAGTCGATCACGCCGGATTTTGTGTTGCCCGTGGACGCTGTCTCGCGCGAGTCGCTGCGCTGGCTCAAGAAGCCCGCGTACAACCGCGTGTTCGTGTCCGGGCAGGAGGTCGGGGTGCTCGGGCAAGTGACCCGGGCTGGCACCGCAGGCGACATCTTGGCGCCGATGGTCGTCGACCCGCTCATCACCGAAGTGGCTGCCGCTCGCCAGCGAGGCCTCGCCGTGTTGGCCGACACTGGCTCTCAACTCGAGGTCAACCTGCGCCTGCCGGTGCTGGCCGAGACCGGCATCATCGAACCGGGCGCCTTCGTGGAGTACCGGGAGGGCAGCGTCACTCGGCTGGGCCTTGTGCGCTCGACGCAGATCGAAGCCGGCCTGCCGGAAGTCTGGCAAACCCTGGGAGTTCAGAGCTATGCATAACCTCTACGAGCAGTTCCGCCAGTTGATTCCCGATCCACCCTTGCAAGCCGGCACGGTGGTGGCCCTTGGGTCTGGCGTGGTCACCGTGGCCATGCCGGGTGGTGGCCTGATCAAGGCCCGCGGGAGTGCGGCCATCGGCCAGAACGTGTTCGTGCGCGATGACGCCGTCGAGGGCATTGCCCCGGCCTTGACGCTGGAGCTGATCGAGATCTGACGGACACCCGATCCTCTCTATCCCTTTCGAATCTCCCCGCCCGAGTGCAGCAGCGCCGGGCGGGTTTCTCATTTCTGGAGGTCACGATGAAAGACACCGAACAACCTGCCGCTCTGGTCGAGAACATGCTGCTGATGCGGCGCGAGGACTTCGAGGAACTGCTCGACCACGCTGCCGAGCGTGGTGCCGTGCGTTGCCTGGCTCAACTCGGCCTGGAAAACGGTCACGCCGCGCGCGACATCCGCGAGTTGCGCGACCTACTGGATGCCTGGCGCGATGCGCGCCGCACGGCTTGGCTGACCCTGGTCAAGGTAGCGACCACCGGCGTTCTGGCCGCGTTGCTGGTCGGTGCCGCAATCAAGCTCAGGTTGCTGGAGACGATCGGAGGTGGGCAATGATCGAAACCCTGCTCGGTGGCCTCCTGGGTGGGGCCTTCCGTCTGGCGCCCGAAATCCTCAAGTGGCTGGATCGCCAGGGTGAGCGCGGACATGAACTGGCGATGCAGGACAAGGCGCTGGAGTTCGAGAAACTGCGCGGCGCCCAGCGCATGGCCGAGATCGGTGCCGCATCCGATGCCGCTTGGAACGTCGGCGCCATCGAAACCCTGCGCGAAGCCGTCCGCACCCAGGGCGAGAAAACCGGCATGCGCTGGGCCGATGGTCTTTCAGCCAGCGTGCGCCCAGTGATCACCTACTGGTTCATGGCACTGTACTGCGCGGCCAAGATGGCGGCGTTTGCGGCAGCTATCACGGCGGGTGCTGGCTGGGGCACGACCATCCTGCATGCCTGGACGGAGGCCGATCAGGCACTGTGGGCCGGGGTGCTGAACTTCTGGTTCCTGGGACGCGTGTTCGATCGGGTGCGACCGTGATCGCGGTGCCGGAGGCGGCCATCGACCTAGCCAAGCGCTTCGAGGGGTTCCACAGGGTGCCGAAGCATGACCCTGGCCGTGCCCACCCATACATCTGCCCAGCGGGCTACTGGACGATTGGGTACGGCCATCTGTGTGACCCGAAGCACCCGCCGATTACTGAGGAGGAAGCCGAAGTCTACCTGGCTCGCGATCTGCAGACAGCGCTGGCGGCGACCCTGCGCTACTGCCCAGTGTTGGCCACCGAGCCCAAGGGGCGGCTCGCGGCCATCGTGGACTTCACTTTCAACCTTGGGGCAGGGCGGCTGCAGACGTCGACGCTGCGACGACGGGTCAACCAGCGCGACTGGATCGCTACCGGTCAGGAGCTACGCCGATGGGTCTATGGGGGCGGGAAGGTTCTTCCGGGACTTGTGAAACGACGCACTGCGGAGGCTGCGTTGCTAAGGTTGTAATTGACGGCTGACTAAACAATCCCCATCAAGGCTGCTGAATTGCCCGACGCAGCGACGCAGAGATATCCCAGACGTTTGACTGGCCGCCCATGTATCTGGAAACCTTGATGTGATTGTTTGCTTCCAGCAGGTTCAGCACGAAGTCGACGAAGGCGCGGGGTTTGTCGACACGCGTCGCCAATTCCTCGTTAATGCGGACGTTCTCATTGACCAGCAGCGCGGCGATCCGGGCCACTACGTCCTGATAGCCCTCGACATACGCTTCTGCGAACTGCTGAAAACCGTAGTCCGTCAGCACGACATGCGACAGCGGTGCTCCGAGAACCCGCCCGATTTTGATGTAGTAGTGCTGTTCGAGAATTTCCAGCGAGTCGAGAAGCTCCTGCTGCGGCACATCTTGGAGCGCCGGTTCGGCGCGCAGCCGATCCCAGTCCACAAGACCTGCATCGTCGTCGATTTGCATCTGGGCAATTACACGCAAGGCTAAGTCATCAACCCGCGTCAAGCCGGAGATCAATGGCGCTGGCCCGGAGAATCTGGCAGGCGGTTGGCCGATAGTGGGCTTATCGTCTGTGTCGAAGATCGCCGACAGGATACGCTGCAAGCTCTGGCTGTAGTCGGTGAGGTCATCGACCCGCTGCCAGAGGGTGGATCGCAGGCTTTCGGGCACGTCACAATCGTCAATGACCACAGGGATCAATCGGGTACCACGGCTGATCTTGTTGACCACCGAGGTATTTAGCTCTTCCCGAACCCAAGGCTTCTGAACACTGATCTTGGACAAGACGATGATGACGGCCCGTGCCTCCTTTAGTCCTTCTTCGAAGATCCTGTCCACCAAACTATCACCCGGCTTCATCTCCCATTGATCGAGCCAAGCGTCTACGCCGTTCTCACGTAAGCGCCTCGCGAAGTCAACCACAAAGCGTGTTTTGTCTTCACTGGCATGGCTCAAAAAAACTTTTGGTGGACTCATGCTAGCGAAGCCCCTTAAATCCATCCCGTTATACACATCTCGTAGGATGACGGCTTTGTCATGACAGGAGCGTGGGTGTGAGCTGGGCGACAGAAGAATTCGAGACCTTGGACCTGGGG